TTATTTAGTTTTGTTATACTCACTCGAAAACTCCTTCAATAACTCAACTAGTCCAGATACGAATTGTTTTCCTTCCTCAGTCATGTAGACCTCTTTATGTCTACTGTCATCAGGTGACTCCTTGAAGAACACGAAGTTAAACCCGTTTTGACGTTCCCTAGCTCCTCTATTGGTGAGTGCTCTAAGGTTTTTACTTTTAGCTACTTTACTATCACCAGCATACTCATAGTCGCTGATATTCTTACCTTCGTGGGCGGCTACTTCAAGTAAGGCCATAAGTTGACGTAAGGGCATGGTATGAGGTGCCATTTCACCTGTTACGCGGTCGATTTTCTTAGTGTTTGCTGTGTAGGATAGTATATTATTGAACTTGGATAGAAAGGCTTTATCTGTTGCTGAAAGGTTATGAGAAGACTTTGTTTTACTCATGTGTATATCCTTCTTAGATAAGAATGGTAGTGTACTATAAGGCCATCTTAGATAATACACTACACTTTATACTATGTAAATCTATTTTAGCAAATAGAATTTACCGTCTTTTTTAACTACAGTGTCGTCCCGCATGGTATGGTCAATGTAGTCTTCAACGTTTTCCGGTGTGGGGATTTCCTCTAAGGCGTATCCATCATCTAAAAACTCTTGAGTTAGCTCAGATTCACATACCTTTTCAACGTCAAAATCGTAGTAGACCTCTACTAGCATAAAATGCTCCTTATTATTGTTGTTATAGTAAGGTGCTGGAAAGGCCTAGGAAGTTAACATCAGAGTGCTATGTTCCTATTAAGCCTCCTTTAGCTCTACTTCAAAGAATGTAGCTAAGTCCGATTCCTTGAACTTAACCCCGCCTGTAGAACCTTTTTTGACATCCAACTTTAGTTCACCACTAAGATAGCGGGAGACCTTCATTTTGTTTGCTGTAGTCATTTCAATATTGTTATCCTTAAGGAAGTCCCCAAGGGTTACAAAACTGTCCAAGATATGTTCCTTTACTTGACTGAAAGTAGGGCGGACTTCTTTCACTTCTGCTGTGTTTACCGCTTGTTTTTTAGTAGCCATGTTATATGCTCCTATTAATTCGTTAGTTTACAGTAGGGTGGGCTAGTATCTCCCTAACTCACCCTGTTTAGTTGCCAGAAAGTTACGCGCTTTCTTCTTCTACGGCCTTTGCTTCCTGCTCACCGTCTTCGCTTTCTGCCATCTCCTTGAGTCTGTCCAGCACCATTAGAATGCCCGACGGGATAGCAATATGGATACCATTAGGAAGGTCTTCAATGATTTCATCATTTTTCAGCACCATAATGGCGTCCAGAAGACCGCCTTCGGCCTTAAAAGCCAATTCCATGACAGGGAAATCCTTGATAAGGTTCTCAGAGTTAAGATGACACTTATCTTCCAAGATGTCTTTAACAATGGCGATTTCAATACCGCCGTGTTTGTTAAGTAGGGTTAGGTCAAACTTGTCTCCAATTTCTACTTCCCCCAGATATTCAGCGTGTAATACCTGTTTACCTGCAATGTTCGCCAACATGGACAAAAGGTCTTTCTCTAGGGATTCTTCGGTGCCTTGAGTTTCTTGGTTTTGTTCATTTTGGTTAGTCATAATAGTTACTCCTATTTACTTTATTTAAGTTGTCTTGCTGTTTACTTTTGGTTATTCGATTCTGTTTAGCTTCGGTCTCTATTAGTATGTCTTCATATCATATACTCCTATGTGCTAATGTGTGATTGACCAATCAGCCCAAGCAACCACAAGGAAGAACAAAAAAGTGCCGTAAAGACCAAAACTAAGAGCTTCTAAGGCATATCTTTTTGGCTTATCTTCTTGTCTTGTTTCTTGCTCTTTCATACTGATTAGTTCCCCCTAATTAATAATCAAAGTCTGGCACGATTTGGTAGTTCCCGCGTTCGTCCGCTTCCATGTTCACGCGGCCACTGGTCGGCGCATTAATCGTACCGGAATAGTAAAATACCTCCCGATAAATCCCCCATACTTTCATAGACGGATAATAAACGGGTTTAAATTCCGGCGCCGAATGTTCACCGTGTGTCAGTAGGTAAGACCCGTTTGGATAAAAAACCTTTAACGTTGGGTGATATGTTAAGTCTTTCATTCCGTTCAAATAGTCGAAGCATTCTTGTTTTGTGTTGAATAGCGTGCTCATTATCTGATTGCTCCTATCATTACTTCTTCATTAGGGTTAGTCATCGCGTAGATATTTGCTTGAAAGTATTTAGCAGGGCTATCCTTAGCTGTACTTTCGTCTACCTTAACCAATTCACGATTAGACGCCTTACAGCGGAAAGACTGACCAACCGCTAAATTTTTAAAGCTGGTCATTTTGTCGCTGTTACATCTCTCTAAGGCTTCCTTAAGTGTTAACTCGCCATCTCTGATAGCATAGAATGTGAACATAGCCGATTTTCTGTCGTATCCATGCTCTATTAGCACCTTCTTGAGTTCAGAAGGATTAGCCTTTAGCTCTGCAATAGTATTAAATTCCATCTGTCTTCCTTACTTTCTCGTTAAACTCGTCTTCAAGGTGGCCCATGTTCCAAGTTAATCGAAGTCTCTCTGCTAGTTTCTTAAGTTTAGGTAGCCACTGGATAAGAGGAAAACTATCATGAATAGCTTGAAGCTCAACTAAAAGTCTAACCGTTCTCTCATCCTGTAGCCTTACCGGAAGAAGGTCTCTACCTTTTAACCCTCTTACCCCTTCGCCTTCCATTTCAGGCGAATATTCTGAATCCTCAATAAGAAAGCCTACGGCACATTTCATCCCGTTATCACCCCTATACGCACACACTTCATCTTCGGTACCCACATTGGCATTACTTCGTGCCGCTTGCTTTAATAGCCCTGTTACCGCTATGTCAAAAACTTCTTGCTCTGTCATTGTCTTTCCCTTTTTACTTTCATAGACAAGATAATAAGCTAGTCACTTATTAAGATACCCACTAGGTAGCTACTCAGATTTGCATATCCCGCGAGGCCTCCCGTAAGACTCTGTCAAATCTGCTAATGGGTATTTTAATAGGCCCCGTCTTTCCGTAGTGTCAAGCCCCTGCATCTATGAATTTAAAAAATCGAATACAAAAGCTTTCTTGGCTTTTGGGGTTCTGAACATTAAATAGATAGACGGATAAGGCTCAACATCAACACCATCCTCTAGCAACAACGCTTTAAAAGGGGTGTATTCTTCCATTTCAATATCTAATCTAATAGACCTATCATCAGAATAATGCCTATGGCAAAAAACATTGCGCCAGTTATTTTTTAAGAACGTAAACGCCTTAGACTTTAAGGCACGATTCTTTGAGATTTCGAAAACCAAAACCAATGCTGGCTCATTATCTCTGGAATCTCTTATCAGCTCAAAATCCATTCCATATACATCAATACAAGTATACGTGCTATTCATGGTTATTAACTCCTATGGTTTACTAATGGTTAAACGTATTCACCCCCTTTCTGTAATAAACTTTTCGTCTAGGTAGACCTTGCCTTTACTTACTGTTACATTGACGCCTAACGCTCTAAGACGGCTTAAAGTTATATTAGTTGGGTACTCCCTTAGTGTGTCCTTATTTACCTCTACAGTACCTTTAGGGTAAACCGAGGCTATGTTATTCCCGAATAGGTCTATCATTAATCTAGGGCTGTCCTTTCCGTCCCACCATGTTGAAGCCGTTGTATTACTTTTCCCCCAGCTTAGTTGCCTAGGGTTTGAGATAAAAGACTCAACAACATTTATTAATTCTCTCTCTATCCCTCTCACTCTATTACCTCCAAATCGTCAATTTCAGGCCAGTCCAAGGGATTGACTGTCAAGCATACTTGACGGCCACCGTTATCAAAAACTGTATGTCGTTCATAAGTAATCTCACCGTCCAACGCTAGGAATTGACTTTCTGTTATTTCCGCGATGTCCGTACCAATGTCCATAATGCAGTAAGTGAAAAACCTTACATCAATACCCTTAATCATCGTCGTTCCTTCCTTATACAGTCTACTTTGTGCAACCTTTAGTTATTCGTCTTCGTCCTCTTCCTCAGCCTCTTCGATAATTTCATCTTCAAGCCGGAAAGCAATATCCTCGAAGGCAAACCAAGCCAATAAATTACGATTAAGTGTATCGAGGGCCAAAGGGTCCTCTTTATCCCAGTTATCCCCAAATAGCTCACTAGGGCATGATAGGCCAGTATCCTCTAAGGTAGAGTGCAATAGCTCGTTAATGTCTTCGTTATGTCTTTCGTAAAAGGCAACCGTATCGGAGTAATAAACAAGCTCACCGATAAGACCACTCGCACATCCACCTTGTTGTAAGTCACTAAAGAACTCGCTAGGTTCCTCATAGTCTTCAATATGTTTATTAATGATTTCCTTAACTTCTTGTTTTAAATAGTTCATGTTTATTACTCCTTAGTATTTAATATACTATCGGTTACTATTAGTAGCTACTTGCTACGCTTTACGTTTAACCTGTGGGATATATTATCCTATTGTTAACTATCTGTCAAGCCTTACTTAGTGCCTTATGGCTAACGGTAAGACCACATAAAGAGAACTTGGGTTTTAACGTCTTTATCCTTGACTGTCTCTCTTTATGTTTGACTTGGGGATATATTATCCTATGAGTCACCAATTGTCAAGCTATTTGTTAATCTTCTTGCTTACTCCTAGTTACCTAGGTGTTAGCCTCTCGACTTGGTTCCTATTGTATAACTATGTGATACTATATGTCAATACCTTTATGTTAACTTATGTGTAATTATGTGGGCGTGTCTTATGGTTGGCTTAAGGTTGGCTTATGGTTGGCTTATGGGTAGGGCTGTTGGTTGGCTTATGGGTAGGGCTGTTGGTTGGCTTAGAGAATAGCTCAGAGAATAGCGATAGGTTATTACTATTAACTTTCTTGAATCCATACACAAAACCTATTAAAAGCCTCTGTTTCTATCCCATGGATAGAGCAGGTAGCTGAGACCTCCTAGCCTATTCTAGTTATCTCTTTAGGTCATCACGTTAGGACACTAAAGCTCTATAACTTATTGATTCTTCTAGCCTAGCATCGGATTAATAATCCATTGACTATATTTTTATGGGACTCCTAGCCAGTTTTAGCCCCCATAGGGGTTTAGCTAGGTGGACTTTCAAAAAAGGGGTTAAACCCTGTAGTTGTGGTAGTGGTGGTGGTGGTTGCTTGCTTGAAGTAAAGAGCCTCAGCGATTCTCTAAGTCCACCTCGAAGTCAGTCTACCGAACACACCAAAAGTCCTTCTCCAAAAACACCACCTATAGAAGGAGAGAAATGCAACTCTTAACGTCTCTCCAAAAACACCACCTATAGAAGGAGAGAAATGCAACTCCTGAAATTCATTAAATTTAGAGGTGCTTGAGGTATTACTTTTAGTCAATGTTAAACCTTCCTTAAGGGGGAAAGGGGGTTTACTTAAAGATTAACTAAAGGTATCTACAGCTTATTCTTATAGTTCCTTCTTTTATTAATTCTCTACTAAATAAACTAACTAAAGAATAACTAAAGAATAACTAAAGAATAACTAAAGGTAATACCTAAAGCACCTCTAAGGATTCACCTAAAGGTGGTCTTATATCAATCCAAATTAGAGGTCTTTATGCCAGTTGAAAACGCATCATTCATTGATGGTCTTGAGCCTACTTACCCGTCAGGAGCCGAAAGTTTCCGAGAGGGGGATGACCACCTACGACTCATTAAAAGTGTCTTAAAGGCTACTTTCCCGAATATCTCAGGGGCATTAACAACAACTCAAGACGTATTGAATTACATCACAGATAACAAAGAAGCAATCGCCTCGGTTATCGAGAAGACAGACCCATCATTTTTTATCCCTAGTGGGGTGATTGTGATGTGGGGAGGAACAGATGCAGAAATACCTAATGGCTGGTCGCTATGTAATGGGGCAAATGGTACTCCTGACTTATCAGATAGGTTCATTCTTGGCTCTACTGATGGCAGTCGAGGCGCTCAAGGTTCATCTCACGTAGTAGAGACAACCCAAAGCGGTACACATAACCATAGCGGAACCACTCAGCCACACACCCTGACAGTACAAGAAATGCCCCCACATCATCACCCAGTGAAAGATGGTTGGGGTGGAGATAATACTAACTCTGTAAACGGTACTGGTGGTGGAGCTAACTTCGCAGGACAGGATGGTGCAAGAGGCTGGGTAGATAATGCCCAACTCGTAGGAAATACAGGGGGAGGCTCAGGCCATTCTCATGGAATAACTGATGATGGTACCCATACCCACCAAGTAGATACTAGAGGTAAATATTACCTACTAGCATTCATCAGGAAAGATTAAGGAGAAATTATGTCTATCATTAAGGTACGTGGCGTAGGAGCTTCCGGTATATCTGAGGACTTACCGCCAGCGGAGCTACCTTTAAGTATGTTCTCCTACGGGGAAAATGTAACGTTCCTTGACGGTAAACTTGAGAATACTCCAAACCTAGAGCCTATCCTTAACGGGGTGCATGGGGCTGTCCAATGGTTCTCTGTCAGATACAACCAAGTTTCAAAAGAACCTGAGCTTGTCTATGTTAGTAGAGATGAAAATGGTGATGACAGAATCTACATAATTAAGGACACAAACCTACAGAACACAGACGGTAGTGAGAAGGGAGTAGACGCATCAAGGACTCTTCCTAGTGGGTTTACTGTTCCTTACACTCAGATAGGAACCGGACGGTTTAGTAGGTGGCAAGGCTTTAGCTCTAACGGTGTTGTGGTCTTGACCAATGGTATTGATTCACCTCAAGTATTAATGCCTGATAGTGACCAATTCATTGACCTTCCTAATTGGCCTGTAGATAAGCGTTGTAAGACTATCGTGCCTTTTAAAGGGGTATGGGTAGCTATGAATATAAACGACTCCTCAGCACCCCCTAGCGCGGCTAATAAGACCTCTATGGTTATGTGGTCAAGTCCTCTTCCTGATATTGGGACTTACCCTGAGACTTGGGACGCGGTGGCACAGACCGGGGCAGGCTTCGCTTACCTTACAGAAACAGGTGGCTCCATCATGACAGGTGGCGCTCTCCAAGATTTCTTCTTGATTTATAAGACTGATTCCATTGTCCGTATGGACTACACAGGGGACATTCTTAATCCCTTCATTTTCAGAACTATAAACCATGAGAAAGGTATCTGGTCTTCTACCTCTATGGCTTTCCTAAGCGATAAGCATTTTGTGGTCTCAGCAAACTCTGTGTATCTAACCGATGGAACAGATACTTACACGGTATCCAACAACAAGATTCAGGAAGAGTTAACACAGTTAATCTTTGAGAACAGTACCACAGAGGATGTAGTCATTGCACCTGACTATAACCAAAACCTAATCAACATTCTGGTGAAACATAAAGTAAACGGCCAGAAGACGACAACAGGGTTTAGCTACAACTATTCCTCAGATATTTGGACAAGAAGAAAGCCTGTAGATACTTACATCGACTACATAGCCTTCATGCCAATATTAGAGCCTGACGCTTCTAGTGTAGGAACTTGGTCTAGCCAAGACTACTCATGGGACTCAATAGGTAATTCTTACGCAGAGACGTGGGATGCCACAAGTGTTAGAGGTCTTATAAGCAGGGTTGCTGTTATTTATGACTCTGGGGTGTATGTGTATGGGAGATATAGAGCTAGAGAGTTTGGTGCTGAGTTTACGCTAAAGAAGTACGACATAGACTTTGATGAAGTTCAGGGTCTTGACTCAGGAAGTATTAAGACAGTTAACCGTATTTACCCTATAACAACTAACGCTAAGGGATACCTTATCTTGAAGGCGTGGGGACATAACAAAGCCGGCGAGGATGTACCGGAGTCTTATAAGTCTCACTATGTTGTAGACCTTGAGAATGAGCACAAGATAGATTTGAGAGTTTCAGGAAGGTATATCTCACTAGAGCTATTCATGGATAAAGACTTAGTAAGTAACTGGGATTCATACAACTTCCAGAACTTCATTGAAAAACCTACAACCCAACCAGCAATGTATATTGATTTATCAGGGATTGATTACGACGTTGTGGTTAACCAATTGAGGTAGCTATGAGTGAAAAAGAGTACAAAACTAACGTACCTCCTTTGAGTAAGGATATTGATGAACTAAAGAGGTACTTAGTTACTGAGCTTCAGCGGATAGCACAAGCTTTAAAGGAAATAAACAAGAGATTAAACGATGGTGGACTATGAGTGAAGTAATTCAAGAGGGTGATGGAGATAAGAAAGTCTCAATCATGGAGGTACAAGAAGCTGTAGGAAGTTTACCTCAAGTAGAGCTTCCGGTTGAGCACTTCTTTGCCGCTGGGATTTATACGAGAGTTATGAAGATTCCGGCAGGCTCTTTAGCTGTAGGAAAACGTCACAGGGATGAAACAATTAACATTCTCTTAAAGGGAACACTAGCAGTTTACTTAGGTGAAGAAGAAGAACCAATGATAGTGTCAGCTCCCTTTATCTTTAAGTCTAAGGCAAACGTCAAAAAGGTAGTATTGGCTTTTAGTGATGTTCTCCTAGCAAACGTCCATCCTACAGAAGAAACAGACCTAGAAATAATCGAGAAAGAAGTAATAGTACCTGATGACGAATATGAAGGAGAGCTAGAGTATTTCAGCGGTAATTTGAATAGGTTTGTAGAGAACGTTAAATTTATAACAAACAAGGAGATGTCATGACTTGGGGAGCAGTAGCGGCGGCGGGTATTACAGCCGTTGGGACATACGCCGCATCAGAAAATGCTAAGAGTGGGGCATCAGGTGGTTCTTCCACCGCCTCGTCAGAACCGTGGTGGGGACAACAAGCTTACTTACAGCGTCTCTTTAGTGACGCAGAGAACCTATACGATAATGGGTCTCCGTACTATGAAGGGCAACTAACGCCTGACATCAATAGTAACTTACAGTCATACTTCAATCAACCAAATGTTGAACTAGACCAAGGGTTCTTAGATAGTATCAGGTCGATTACAAACGGGCCACTTCCTGACAACATTGGGTTTGACCAGAAATCTATGGATGCGGTTACAAATAACCCTTATCTGCAAGAGCAGGTAGACTCTTTAGCCGCAGACGTTAATAAAAACGCTTCAACTCAGATAGCTCAGAATAACATGAACGCTGGGATGATGGGTACAACAGGCTCGTCAGCATCAGCCATCCAAAACGCTTTAGTCCAAAAAGAAGCGAATGACACTATCGCTAATGGCTCGCTGGCTCTACGAACTAATGCGTTTGATAAAGGCATTACGGCTGGCATGAATGGAGCAAATAACAGACTCACAGGGCTAGGTCTCCAAGCTAATACAGCGGCCAACGGTTTATCCACCACTTACCAGAACTCACAGCAAAACTACCAGAACCTTCGAGACGCTGGTGTTACTGAGTATGGAACTGGTCAGGACGCTATCAACGCGGATATGGCGAGATGGACTTATGAGGATGACGCATGGAATAACCTACAGAGGTTCAGAGATATGGTAAGCGGGAACTTCGTGTCTTCGACGAGCACTAGCACAGGAGCAAGCCCTTATCAAGCATCTAGTTTGGAGTCTGCATTAGGTGGAGCTTTAGCTGGTTATGGTATGTATAACCAATTTCAAGCAAACCAACCTACCAACTATTCAGGAATAAGTGGGGTTAACCAAGGGTCAGCACAAGACATGATGTTGGCTAATCAGTGGAACAGTAATTGGTAAGGAGAACCAAATGAGTTATTTAGACCAGTTCTTAGGGACTAAACTAAACTACCAGCAAGAAGAACCAACCTCTCCTTTCTCTTTTGACCCTACAATCCTTGCGTCAGCAGAACCGTCAGGGAATACGTGGGGGGAGAGAGCTAATTCGACACCTGGCTTCAATACAGCCTTGATTAACGCAGGGGCGGCTCTTCTAGGTAACAAAGGCCTAGGAGGTGGTCTAGCGGCTTTCAATGAAACACTTACTAATGAAACTAGGTATCAAGATAAGCTCAAGCAGATAGACAACACCAATCAGTTGAGAGAAGGCCAATTCTTACAGAATCAAGCTAGGTTAGCTATGGCTCAGGAAGGATTACCTATGGACATGGCCTATAAGAAAGCACAGACAATTTTAGCTATGCGGAAGGCTCAAGACCCTAACTACGGTAGGTCAGTTTCATACGGTGACTACAGAAACGTGGTTGATAGAGAGACAGGTGATGTAATAGCTCAGGTACGTCTAGGGAACGATAACTCTATACGTAGTGTTGATGGTAAACCTTTCAATTTTGACCCTACTACTCAAATGCTAGCTAAGGACTTCGTTAAAAGAGACCAGAAACCTAGGTCTTTCTTCACTGGTGAGGACGCGACATCAGCGATTCAGTTTGAGTATGACCCGCCAGCACAGGAGTATTTTGCGTACCAGAACGGCCAACGTATCTCTCTACCAGCATTCTTAGAAGCAAACCCTCAAGCGAGGGAAACAACCTCTAAAGAATTAGGGATGGACAAAGAGAGTTATTCAAATCTGGTGACTAAGTTTGAAGACCCTCTAATCGAGGCTGAGAAAGGCTACGACATGCTATCAAAGTTCGAGAAGGTAATCACTGAGTCCCCTGATGGCGGCGAGCGTTACTTGAAGAAAATCCAGAGTAACATCAAAACATTGTTCGGTCAGGGAGCTACCATCACTGACGTTGAGAAGGCTATTAAGGAAGGCGATTATAGAGCACAGTCCTTGGTAGGTATGCTTAGAGAGGATGTTGTAGGCGGTGGAGTCATGACAGAGCAAGACGCTATTCGTGTTCTACAGGCTATGGGTGGGGATACCCAATCACCAGTATGGAACAAGGATATAGCATTAAGCTTGATTCAAGATTTGAAGAAACGACGTGAAATCGACATTAGACGGAAAATGGAGAACTATAACTACCTTAGAAGTAAGAGAGGGTTTGAACCTTACACAGGAACTTACTACAAACAAGGAGCAACAGGTTCCCAAGAAGTCTACCCACCAGAAGGGGCAAAGATTTTAGATTTCAGTGACCTATAGGATTAACTATGGAATACCAATACGTAAAGCTCCCTGATGGGAGTTTCGCTAAGTTCTCAGCAGAAAAAGACCCAGAAGAAATCAAAAGTATTTTAACTGAGAAAGGCCTTATAGGTAATGCGCCTGAAAAACAAGAGAAAGAGCCAACACAGCCTTCTATCCTAGACTCAGCTAGAGAAAAAGTATTAGCAGGACTTCATGGCCTTCAAGATTCGGTGTTCCTAGGAGCAGATGATGAAGTGAATGCTGGCTTGCAGTGGATAAAAGGGAAGCTAACAGGCAACGACGTATCTTATCAGGAAGAGCAAGCTAAATTCAGTAACGAAAAGAAAGCTCTACAGAAAGATAATCCATACGCTTATGGAACAGGACAAGGTTTATCCTTATTCACTGGTGCTGGTGCTATGAAAGCTGTACCTTCTATCGCGGAAGGAATGGCTAAAGCTCCTGTAGCTACATCAGCGTTACTGGGAGGAGTCTCTGGGTACAACTCTGGTGATACAACAGAAGAGAGGCTTACAAACTCTGCTATAGGGGCTGGCGTCGGTGGAGTCTTAGCAAAACTCGGCGGTAATCCTAAAGTAGGAAACCATAGGGAAGAAATGGTTGACCGTAGGCTATTGTCTAAAGCCAAGAGAAAGCTTAGAGGCACAGATATTGACCCTTCAAGGGTTGCTGACGCTGACCAGACTATGAACTCAGTAGTAGCTAAGAATAACGCTGATATTGATTCTTTATTCAAACAAGCAAAAGCAAAAGGAATCCCAGAGAAAGACGTTGCAGAACTAAAAGGCATCGTCACCGCCGCTAAAAGGAAAACAGCTTTTACAAACCCAGAGGAACGGGAGAGAGCTAGAGAGTTATTAGGAAAAGACGCTGGTGACTACTTAGCTGATTTGCTTGATGAAAACGCTTTAGTCTTTAAGAAGTATCCATCTAGGGTAGGAATGTTACCAGATGACTTTGGTGGAGCATTAGCTGATTCTGGAACAACTAGAGTAGGAGCTGGGACATTAATGCACAATGCTACAAAACTCCCAGTCCTACGTCAGATAGCCAGACAGTTAGAGAAGAGAAACACCTTGAACAAAGGCTTAAAGAAGTTAGAGCCTATCAGTGATGAAGTCATGGACAGGTATAGAGGTAAAGGCCTCAGTGCAGTCTCTAAAGCTAACTCAGCTAAGGAGAAACTTGCGGCTGTTAACACTTTTAAGGGGTTCGATATTGATAATCCTGATGAACTAGTTCGTTACGCTAAAACAGTCGAGAAACCTAGGCTGGATAAATTATCTGTAGTTCCTGATGGCCTTGAAGGGAAAGGAATTGGACTATCAGGAGCTATGTATAGAGAAAATGCTGTAGACCCTGAGAGTTTAGCTAAGGCCGCCATCGAGGTAGCTGACGAGCAGAATATTCCATTACATAAAGCATGGGGGATTTTCTCAGGTGAGTCAGATAAGACAAATTTGAAGTTTGTTACAGCAGTGCGGAAGAAGCTACAGGACATGGGAGCTTGGGCTGATAGCAGTGGAGTGAAAACGAAGAGACGTAAGGCTTTCTCTAAACGTTCCACTATGAAGTTACGCCAAGATTTAAAAGGATAATATGAAGATTTTTAACATTCTACAGGTCATTAAGGAAGTTTACTCTTTAAAGGACATGCCTCTCGGTAACGAAGAGAAAAAGGTAATCCTAAAGGAGCTAAAAGAGTCTCTACCTACTGACATTATGGTTCAAAGCAAGGAAACCCTAAAGGTAGCACATAAGGTAATAGACGAATGTTTAACATCGTTTGAAAAACCAATGAGAAAACCTAAGTCTCCTCCTAAGCAAAAAGTAGCAGGGACTAAGAATGAGCAAAAACCAACCACAAAACAACGTAGCCGAAAAACCAACGAAAAAGCACCAGCTAACTAAAGAGGATAGGGCTAAAGGAGGCCGTCGAAACGTACAGTTAAGACGAGCCAAAGGCGGACGCAACGCATGGAAAACACGTCCTTGGGAAGAGCATCTTAGGAGGTCTAAACTAGGAGGGAAGGCGAAAGCTGGTATGCCTAGAAGAAAAGGACTGACTAAAGAAAAGTGGTTGAAATCAGTTGAAGAAGCAGAGGAGAAGTGCGTGACTGATAAAACCTTACCGAAAGAGGTTACAGAGACGATAGGAATTGAAACCAATCCGGCACGATACCTAGAGTCAGTAATGAATAATAAGGAAGCCCCAATCAAGGAAAGAATGGCGGCGGCTAAGACATTAATGGAATACACCTTCCAGAAACAGGCTACTAAACAAGAGATTACTCAAGAAGTCATTACCCACGAACAGAAGTTGGCCGGACTGAGAGAATCTTTAGGAACCCTTGAGTTTATGCAGGAGGAGGGAGTCTACATTGCACCAGCACCAACAGCTAAATGATACGTTTGATGAAGATGCGCTAAGAGCCAGACTTCTAGTTGATTTTGTTGCCTATTGTGGTGTTGCTGTCAAGATTAGGACAAAAGAAGGGACTATTGAGCCTTTAATCCTGAACGAAGCCCAGAAGATAGCCTTAAAGGAAATCATTAAGCAGTGGCGAGAGACAGGGCGAGTTAGAGCTATTGTGTCTAAGGGACGGCAACAAGGTATGTCCACTATGATTCAAGCTTTTGCTTACTGGGTAACTTCCCACAGAAAGGCCTTTAAATCTCTTGTCATCGCCCATGAAGCAGAGGCCACCAAAACTCTGTTTGCTATGACTCACAGGATACATGGCGAGATGCCTGACCTGTTAAAGCCTCATACTAAGTATTCCTCAAGAAATGAGTTATTTTTCGATAAGCTTGATTCAGGATACCGCTGTGCCACAGCAGGGAATGAAGGAGCAGCACGTTCAGAGACCTTAAACTTTGTCCATGCTTCGGAAATGGCGTTTTGGCCAAAAGGTCATGCAGAGGATTTATGGAATGGTCTTATCCAATCTGTCCCTAACATGGACGATACTTTTGTGTTTATCGAATCCACATCTAACGGTCTAGGGAACCTTTACCACCGGATGTGGGAGAACGCTAGGAAAGGGAAAAACGGCTTTATCGCTATCTTTGTTCCTTGGTATGTTCAACCAGAATATCGTTTACCTGTTCCAGAGGATTTCGAGAGAACAACAGAGGAACAGGAGCTTGTCGATAAGTACGGAGTGGATGACAACCAATTGATGTTTAGAAGAGTTAGGGTAAGTGAGACCAGCCCTGACCAGTTTAAGCAGGAATATCCATTCACACCAGAAGAGTCTTTCCTGTCTACAGGTAGGCCAGTGTTTAGCCCATTAGCTGTTGAAGAATATATGGCGGACGTGGTTCAGCCTTTGTATTTAATGGACTCCTTTATGGGTAAATGGGAGAAGACACCAAAAGGCTTACTAGCTGTTTATGAAGAACCGAAAATGGGAACTGAGTACACGATAGGGGCTGACGTTGCTTTCGGTTTCAAAGATGGTGACTACTCAGTTGCTCAGGTTCTTGATAGCAAAGGAAATCAAGTAGCTAGATGGAGAGGGCATGTAGTACCGGATACCTATGCTGATGTCTTAGCAAAACTAGGGAGACTGTATAACGACGCTTATATTGTCGTAGAAAGCAACTCTGTAGGGTTCGGTGTAGTAAACACATTGTTTAAAACCATTGGATACACGAACATCCATAAGGACATTAACGAAGTCAACATGACTGACAAAGAGACAGTCAGACTAGGCTTTAATACCAACCAAAAGACAAAACCAGCGATAATCAATAAGCTTCGCATCGCAATACGCGACCGAGAGATAAAGATACCTGATTATGAAACTGTGTCTGAGTTAAGAACTTACGTAGCCGACGAAAACAACAAGCTTGGTGCTGAGAAAGGATTCTTTGATGACACCGTAATGGCACTAGCGTTAGCGTACTACAACCTCAAGGAAGATTCATCCTATGTAGAGGTCACTGATGATTATTACGTTGAGCTTGACTAAAAGTAGCACAAAGGATAAAGATGAAATTTACGAAACTAAAAGACTCTGAAATTGTCAGTCTAGTCAACACAGAGTTAGACGAAGCAGTAGAGTTTTTTGATTCTAAGATTGCTTCTAACCGGAAGGAGAATCAAAGCTATTACGATAGCGAAGCACCTGAACAAAAACAAAGGGGACGGTCTAAATTTATCTCCGGTGACGTGTTTGATGTAGTCGAGACCTTAAAGGCATCCCTACTTGAAACATTTAGTGGGAACCGAACTATCGTAGAGTTTCTTCCTCAGAAAGAAGAGGATGTAGAGCCAGCTAGGATTGCCACAGAGTACACAAACTACGTATTTTACCGACAGAATGACGGTTATTCAATCCTTCAAGACGTTATTCACGACGGGCTGTTGAATAGAATCGGTGTGGTTAAAGCGTATTGGAAGAAGGATAGCGTCAACGAGACCTATACGTTCAACAACCTTACAGGTGGACAGATAGTTGAGCTTCAACAAGACCCTGAACTAAAGGATGTCGAATGGGAAACTGAGGATATTGGCGGAATCATCCTGTATTCAGGTAATTACGTAAAGACTATTGATACATCGCGAGTTGTTGTTGAGCCTTTAGCACCGGAAGAGTTTTTAATAACCCATAACGCTAAGTCAACAGATAAGGCTAGAGTGGTAGCCCATCGAGCTAGACGGACAATCAGCGGTTTAATCAAAGAAGGTGTTGATAAGAAGTTAGCTATTGAGGCCTACAAGTCAGCAAGCAATAAAGAGCGCCCGACAGATGATGAAGTCATAGAACTTGATTATGACGGAGCTGATGAAGAAAGCCCACAGAAACAAACAGAAGATTTCTGGGTCTATGAGTCTTACATTGAGTTAGATGTAGAAGGCACAGGCGAGGCTAGTCTTTGGAAGATTACAACAGCAGGGGATGTGATTCTTGATAAAGAAGAGGTAGACTCAAGACCTTTCTTCGTGTTCTCTCCTTTAGCAACACCACATGCCTTAATTGGTACTGATTTAACCAAGCGCTTAAAACCAATCCAAAACGCTAAAACTACTATTGTTAGGTCTGTGCTAGACCACACTGTAATCACCAATAACCCAAGAATGCAGGTGGTTAAAGGTACTCTGGCTAACCCTAGAGAGCTTTTAGATAACAGGCTAGGCGGTATTGTCAACACAACACGTCCAGATGGCCTCCTTCCTATTCCTCAATCCCCAATGAATCCGTATGTGTTCAACACGATTCAGTTAATGGATGATAACAAGGAACAGACTACAGGTGTGTCTAGGCTATCTCAAGGTCTCAACAAGGACGCTATCTCTAAGCAGAACTCCAACGATATGGTAGGGAATTTAGTAACCCTATCACAGCAACGGCAGAAAACGATTGCAAGGAACCTAGGTGAAAAGTTCTTGAAGCCTCTGTTTGTGTATATCTACAAATTAGTGCTAGAGAATGAGACCAAGACTTCAATCATAGAAGTTGCTGGTAATTATGTACCAGTTGACCCGTCTAAGTGGATTGAGCGAAAAGACGCTACTGTACAGTTCACCATTGGGTATCAAGAGGTAGATAAGGAAGTCCAGGATTTAGTAGGAATTGCTCAAATGCTGAAAGAAGACCCTGTGATGGCTAGAGGGTTTGATTACGGTAAGAGATACAACTTCTATAAGAAAATCCTTGAGAAGAAGGGAATCAAAGATATTCAGAACTATCTAATCCCACCAGATAAGTTACCAGAACCTAAACCTTCTCCTATGGAAGTCTTACAGTTGAAGCAAATGGAGCAAGCTCTTGATATTAACGAAAGACAGACAAGAAGCATGGAGAGAAGTAAAGCTCTTGAAGAGTACGAGCTTCTTAGAAAATCAGAACTAAACGAAACTAAGACCGAGGCAGACATCCTAGCTAAAGCTGATAAATCTAATCTTGATAAGAGAAAGTTCAGCCATAGCGTAAGAATGGATATGTTTGAGAAGGCAATTGTAGAGCAGAAAGCTCGACAGGGAGACATTAGTGCTTCCGCTAACGTAACCACAGGAGGAGCATAAAAGTGGATGAACGCCAATTACTTATCGAGAGAGGAAAGCAAGCACAGGCGTTGTTAGAGAATCCTTTCTTCGATTATGTAGTCAAAGAAGTAGAAGCAGGCTTGATTGAATCAATCTTAAGTACAGAACCTCATGAAACAAAGAAACGTGAAGGCTTGTACGCTGAACATCGCGGCCTGAAAAACATCGTAGCTACATTATCAGATTTTGTAACCGTCGGTGCTTTAGAAGAAGAACAAGACGACTAATAGTTGAAGGAAGGAGAATTTATGTCAACAGAATCTATCATTACAGACGATTCAGAACTACAAGCAATTGAAGCTTTAACATCAGCTTGGGAAGAAGACGCTCATAACGAAGAGCCATCAGAACCTCAAGAAGATGAAGTTAACACGGAAGAGTCCGCACTGGAAGACGAACCAGAATCAGAAGAAGATGAACAGGGAGAAACTGGGGAAGAAGAAGGACAGGAAGAGACTACTGATGACGAGCCGGAAGGTGAAGCTGACGATGACCAAGAAGAGGAAGAATCCTCTGATGACCCTCAAGAGCCGCTAACAGTTAAGGTAAAAGTTAACGATGAAGAGCATGAGGTATCTGTAGAGAAGCTTAAACGTCTTTATGGTCAAGAGAAAGCATTAACACAAAAGTCTATCAAACTAGCGGATGAACGTAAGCAGTATGAGGAAAAAACCAAGGCGTATGAAGCGTCATTGGAAAGACTCATGGCTTCCACTAAATCACGGTGGGAGGAATATCAAAACGTAGATTGGTTAGTAGCACAAAAGAGACTAACTGATGAAGAGTTTGAAGTCTTACGAGAAGACGCTAGACAAGCAGAAGCCGAGTATAAACAGGCTACTGACGAGGTACAAACATACCTAAGTCAACGGGAAGCAGAGCTTAAGAGTCAGCGAGATGCGCGTGTCTTAGAAACTCATAAAGTCTTGCAAGAGGCAAATATTGGGTGGTCTAAGGAAAAATATGAAGCGTTGATTACATTCGCTGTAGAACATGGGATGCCAAAAGAGCAAGCCATGTCAATAGTAGATGCCCCGACATTCTTAATCCTAAACAAAGCTTTTGAAGCCTCTAAGGTTCCAAGTAAGTCCAAGGTTAAGAAGAAAACAAAAACACCTAAGAAAACTTTAACTTCTAAAGAGAAGCCAAAATCAGTAGACCCTAAAGACAGTAGTGTAACTAAACTTGCTAAAGAGTTGAAAACTACAGGGTCAGAAGAATCAGCAGAAGCCCTGCTAATGGCTAGATGGTCTTAATAATAAAATAAACAGGAGAATTTTTATTTATGGCAGTTCACATGAAAACATACGACCAAGTTGGTATTAAAGAAGACGTATCCGATATTATCTCAAACTTAACACCAACTAAAACACCTTTCCAGAGCGTGATTGGTTCTGATTCTGTTAAGAACACTGTGTTCCAGTGGCAAGAAGATGAACTACGAGGTGTAACTGACAACGCAAAACTTGAAGGCTTTGAGGCGTCTGACGAAGACATCTCACCAACGGTTATGCGCTCTAACACCACTCAGATTCTATCTAAGACTTTCCGAGTGTCTGGTACGGCTGATACTGTAGCGACTTACGGTCGTTCCAAGGAGACCGCATATCAGTTGGTCAAAGCTGGTAAGGAACTAAAGCGCGACCTTGAGCACGCTATGGTCGGCACAGGTCAGGATAAGGTAGACGGTGATGGTTCTACCCCTCGTAAAATGGCTGGCTTCCAGAAGCTTGTAGACACCTCATTGATTCTTGACAACGGTGGTACTCCACGGGCGTTGACTGAGGCTCTTGTACTTGAAGCTGACCAAGCTCTGTATGACGCTGGCGGCGACGCTTCTATTATGATGGTTAAACCTAGCGATACCTTGAAGGTAGCCGACTTCGCTCAGGACGGTACTAAGGAACGTGGCCGTGACGTAGGCGCATCCGACAAAGTAGTTAACGTAGTCCGCATCTACGTGTCTCCGTTCGGTGAGAAGAAGGTTGTATCCAACCGCTTCTTGAAAGCAACTGATGCACTTTTGTTCAATCCTTCCGATTGGAAGCAAATGACACTACGCGGATGGAGCCGTGAGTTGTTGGCTAAAACTGGTGACTCTAAACGACACATGCTGTTGGGTGAGTTTTCCTTGAAAAATGCCAACTTCAAAGATGCGGCGGTAATCACCGACCTGTCTTAATCTTTAGGGCTATCTATTGGTAGCCCATAGGATAATAGTTAACATACCCGCCATGCCTATGACTTGGTTGCAAGTTACGCACAAATCGAGCGGGTTTTTATTTATAGGAACCTATGAGTTATTCAGATTTAGAAAGCAATATCAGGTTTAACGAGGATAGAAAAGGGGAAGTGTCCTCAGCGTCAATCGAGACGTACCAAGAAATCCCTAAAGAATTCTTACGGAGACAAGCCGATATGAGGGCTTGGTCTAATAGGAATAGAGCCGGAGATTATCACGAAGTTGCGGCTATTCCAATGATTGTAGTTGATAAATGGAAAAAAGAAGGCTTTGACGTTTTTAACGAATCAGCTACAGCAATCTTAAAAAAAGCACGTTCAGAAGGGCTTGATTATTTCATCAGTACCTCTAAGCGAATCTAAGGAGAACACATGGACAGCCCTAACACACTTGGAGGCGTAAAGAAGTTAATTAGGTCTTACATAAACAGGACAGACCTAAGCGAGGAGCTATTAGAAACTTCGATAAGCATGGCCTTACAGAGTATCCAAAGGAACTTACGGATACCAAACATGGAGATGGTAGCTACAGCAACCTTATACAAAGGAGCAGACTCGTTAACTATTCCTGGGGACTACCTAGAGCTTAAAAACATGTTCATTGACGGGACACCTGTGGATAGAAAGAGCTTGGATTACATCAGTGGGTTAGAGGACTCATTCGCTGGGTTCCCTAGGTTCTTCGCAAGGCTACAAGGGGAGTGGAAGCTTTACCCGAAAACAGACGCAGAGAGAGAAGTGAAGATTGTTTACTACGGGGAATTCGCACCATTAGATAACGATGACTCGACAAACACAATCTTACAGGTAAGTCCTGATTTAGTCATGTGGGGAGCTTTAGGTTTCCTAGGTGAATACTTTGAGGATGCAAGAGCCTCTGGATGGAATGACCGAATGTATAAGGTAATGACAGACCTACATGAGCAGGCTTATGACCAAGAGTATTCAGGCTCCATTCTTTCCATTAATCAAACAGAAGAATACTAGGAAGGTATATGGCAGAATCATCATTCTTCACGAAACAACCTTCCCCTTATGACGTTCAGGACGTTAATGATATTAAGGCGGAAGTTGAGCAACTAAAAGTAGACACAGCGGTTTATGCTGAACAAGCTGAGTCATCTTCTAATACGTCAAGTTCATACGCACAGGTATCAATAGATAAAGCTAACGAAGCCGCAGTTAAGGCCAATGAAGCTACCGCAGCGGCCACGTCATCTCAATTATCTTCTGACGAAGCTTCTGGTTTTGTAGACTCTGCAAAGGCATGGGCTGAAACCCCTTATGGTACTGAGGTAGAAGCAGGTAAATATTCAGCTCTACATTATTCTGAGGAAGCATTAAGCCAAGCTCAATTAGCCGCTTCAAGTGAAGCTAAAGCCAACCTATGGGCTGAGGAAGCAGAGGATGTTGAGGTCGAGTTAGGAAAGTATTCATCTAAGCATTACTCCTTGAAAGCTTCTACAAGTGAGGCTAATGCGGCCTCTAGTGCCTCTAGTGCGGCTACAAGTGAGGCTAATGCGGCCATGAGTGAAGCTAATGCGGCCATGAGTGAGACTAATGCCTCAAACAGTGCCTCTAGTGCGGCTACGAGTGAAGCTAAGGCTCAGTTATGGTCTGAACAAGCAGAGGATGTTGAAGTTGAACTAGGTTTATATTCATCCAAACATCATGCGGCAAAAGCTTCTACAAGTGAAGCTAATGCGGCCTCTAGTGCCTCTAGTGCGGCTACAAGTGAAGCTAATGCGGCCTCTAGTGCCTCTAGTGCGGCTACAAGTGAAGCTAATGCGGCCTCTAGTGCCTCTAGTGCGGCTACAAGTGAAGCTAATGCGGCCTCTAGTGCCTCTAGTGCGGCTACAAGTGAAGCTAATGCGGCCTCTAGTGCCTCTAGTGCGGCTACAAGTGAAGCTAATGCCTCCAATGCAAAGGTAGCCGCTGAGTTAGCTAGGGATGAAGCCCAAGGCTATTCACAATCTATTGACCCAGATGCTCTCATAACTCCTTTTGTAGGCTCTATAGCTATGTTCCCCTCAATACAGCCACCTACAGGTTGGCTTAAAGCAAATGGAGCTACATTATCTAGGACAGATTACCCTGCATTATGGGCTTTCGCTCAGTCATCAGGAAACCTAGTAGACCAAGCAAGCAAGGGGGTTGGCAACTTCGGCACAGGTGATGGCTCAACAACATTTACACTACCTGATTTAAGAGGAGAATTCTTACGCAGTGCAGATGACGGGCGCGGCGTGGACGCAGGCCGGAGTGTGGGTTCGGGTCAATCGGGGCAAATTGAGTCACATGGTCATTCAGCAAGCACATCAGACGCAGGCAATCACGGGCATACTGGCACAACGTCAACAAATGGGAATCACACTCACGGTGTGACGTTTTCCAATGATTCAGGTGTTGCAACGACAACGACAGGGTACGTATCAGACCAAGGTTCATTTAGTTCCAGGAAAGAATACACAGACGCATCAGGCAACCATAACCACAGCTTAAACATCAACGCCGCCGGAAATCATAGCCATGCCGTGACGGTAAACGAGACTGGCGGGAATGAAACTAGACCGAGAAATGTGGCGCTTTTAGCCTGTATTAAATATTAAAAAAAGGGGGGTAGACATGAAAGTTTACTATTTAGATGAAACATGGCGTTTGTCTGGAGAGGGTGAAACCTTTTCAATGGTACCAAATACAACAGATAAAGCACCGCCTGTTATTCCAGACGGAAAAGAAGCGGTTTTCAATCGTGATTTAGGCGATTGGGAACTGGTTGATTTACCAGTTACAGACCCACAACAAACTACAGTTTAAGGAGTTTAAATGCTCGCAATTATGTTTAATGCTTTAAAAGAGATTTTCATGGCCTTGATAGCCAAGATTGCTTTTAAGGTAGTCGCAGAAAGATTTGCCACGAGATTAGTGGTATTTGGACTAGAGAAGCTTAAAGCTTACTCAACAAATGATGTAGTTGATTCTACAGTGCAAGATATTATGGATAGTCTGAAAGGTAAGAAATTGAAGGTTATTGAAGATATTGAAGTAGGGGTGACATAATGCACCCTGAATCAGAAATTGCAGTATTGCATGAAAGACAGGAGTTCCAAGGAAAGGAACTTGAGATTATGAAAGGTGAGTTTAAGGAATTCAAGAAAGCTTTATATGAGCTTACAGCATCTATACAAGCAATCAAGTGGCTTAGTGTAGGTGCGGCTGGGTTCTATCTCCTTAAAGAATTAGGTCTAGTGCATGTATTGAAGGCAGTCATTTTGTAAGCCTAAAGGGAGACAATAAGCCTCCCGTAAGGTTACATACTTTTGATTGAGTTAAGTTCTTCCCACCAAGGCTTGCCAAGAGACTGGAAATAGAGGTCTGATAACTTGGTCAAGCTGTTGGGCGAACCATTGAGCCTCAAGTTGAGCGTGAGGGTCGATACGCTCCTTATAAACATGAGCGAATGCTAAGAGGTTCCCAGACCAAATCCATTGCGTCATCATTGACTGAGGAAGAATCATTCGAGCCATTTCAGGTGCTACTCCCTTATCAATAAGCGTGTTATACAGAGGAAGAATCCCATCGAAACTAGAGTCTCCTTTTATGAGGACTAGGTATCCTTCTGATATATCGTCACTGTATTCATGTTTACTTGCAGAGCCTTGCTTTACACTTCCTTCAGGTCTGCCTCGCCATTCATCAGGGATGTAAAAAGTCGGTGCATCGTCAACGTAGCGACGACTCACTTCATTCCAAGATAGCCCAGCTTGATGTTTACCTAATTGGCGAGCCAAGAAGATAGGCGCATGGCATCGAATCTGAATCTGATTGTGTCTGAATGGTGTCGTGTGTCTATGTTTTGCTAGATACTCAATCAACCTACAATCACCCTCATTCAAAAAACTATGCTCGTTCCCATCAGGGTCAACACCTACAGCAAACCATTTACTTTCCTTATCGAACGAAACTCTAGCACTATTCACTGTGCTTAAATCAGACCCCATGTGGTCTACAAGTTCTACCTTAATTTGTTCTTTTCCCATCACATCTCCTTTCTAAAAGTGTTCCTCAGAGTCACATCCATAGTCTAATCTCTCGGCTTCCTCAAACTTCTTCAAGTACCCTCCAATACTAATCAGAAATAAAACTAAGACTAACAATCCGAATAACTTCATATATTATCCTTTGGTTAACCAATAAACCTAATAGGCTCCCAAGAATAGGAATAAGTAGGTCTACCATCAGTATCTCTTGAACACTTACTTACGTATCTCTCTTTAACCACAGCGGTCTCTAACCACCTAGTTTCACTACCTATTGACATAGGGAACCACAAGAATTTTCTACGTGTTCTTATCGTTCCTAATTCAGCTTTCTTACGTCCTTTCTTCCGTACCTGTACCATGCGTTACCTCTAAGGTTTTTGCGTCGTAATCTTCATCCATCAGAAAGTCCCTCCTGTAGCAACGCCTCAGCTTTCAACGCAGAGTAGGCCACACAGTCTTCCGCAGAATCAGCGTGATAAGAACCATTAGACCACTGACGGACATCCTTTAGGATTTGAAGGAGTAACCAGCCTTCTGACTCGCTAAGGTCTCGCCCAGTGATGATATTGAAGGCTTCTACGGTTTTACCCATAGAGCGTTCACCTTCACCACCTTCTTCATCGTAGGTCTTACCTCTCTCAAGCATTAGGTCTTTAGCTTTTTGCAGGAACTCAGGAGCCGTCGTAGTAGGAGTGGTGATAGTAACCATAGGAGGGGATTTTGGTAAGTAGTCTTCCAGTTTATCCAGAGGAATTACATAACGAGCGCTTACATAAGCCCCTTCACCTGTAGTTGCGTTTTGCCATCTCTTATTAGCGCCTCTAAAGAGAGGAGCAGAGGCATCCATATAATAAGCATCGGCTTCTACTACTTGCCCTCTTGAGAAGCCATGAGGGGAGTGGGGAAGATTTGGGTTGTAGTCTTTTAGAACTACGAACTTATCACCTTCTTTATACCCTTTTGTTTTCCAGAGAGGATTACCAGCAGAAGCCTGAGCAGGCAACAACGCTATGACATCATTAGGCAACATCACAGGTTCCAAGGACTCATTCTTTGCCGCAATCATCTTGGCTTCAATATCTGCATAATGTGAACCCATAGAACCTCCTTACTCGAACATTTTTTCGATATTATCTTTAAGCTTCATCGCTCGGTCTGTCTCACCAAGGATTACCTCAACTTTCTCTTTATCCTCAGCTTGAGCCTTCTCAAACTCTTCCTCACGTTTTGCTACACGTTCCCCAATCTCAAGGACTTCCTCACGGGCTTTCACAATGCCTTCTTCGAGTTTTGCTTGAGCTTTATGGAACACATCAAATCCACTTGAGATTAGAGCTTTAGAGTCTTTAGTTAGAGCTTTTTTAGGCTTCTCTAGGCACACGTTGAATACTTTCTTTAACCAATTAATCATTTTGTTTCCTTTAGCGGTATATTAGGTCATAAGAGCTTTTCTGGATAGCAAAGAACATAGCGGCTAGGTTAACCAAAGAAATAACCGCCATGCCGATTAGAGGGGCGAATACAGCCCAATAAGACCAAGTAATAAAGCCTGTTAGTTTTAGTCCTAGGAAAAGGACTGTGAGTAGCATTAAGAACCAATTTAGCATATAGCCTCCTTTAGTAAATTGAATGGTAGGAGAGGAGGGAATCGAACCCTCGTTACATCACTTATCTGGTGATTGCTTTACGGGTTTATAAGTCCCGCCCTTCGGCCAACATTAGCAACTCTCCCATGTGTGGAACTGGCACCATTAAGCACCAGTCTTTATTTGTTAACTATGTGCTACTATCCTTCGCAAGCAACACATTCAGTCTGCTTAAGACGTTTTCGAGTTAACTCTTGAGCGGCATTCATCCCATACTGGTAGTAAAGACTTTTTAAGCCTACAGCCCACGCTCGGTACAGTAACTCGTTAATCTCCTTCAAACTCATAGAAGGGGAGATAATAAGATTTACCGATTGTCCTTGGTCGATGAAGGATTGACGGACACCAGCTTGGTCGATGATTGCCTTTGGGTTAATCTCAGGGAAGGTCTTAAAGACATCCTTCTCTAAGTCACTCAGGAAGTCGAGGCCTTGTACTGACCCAGCATCTTCTTCGATAATAGCCCAAGTCTCAGGGTCATTCTTTCCGTAACTCTCCAAGACTTTCTCAAGGTATGGGTTACGGATTGTTACCTTAATCTTCGCCAAGTCCTTGATGTAGGTATTAGCGAACTCAGGTTCAATCGACTGAGAAGTTTGTCCCAAGATGAAGCTTGAAGACTTCGTGGGAGCGATAGCCATTAGGGTAGTGTTCCGGCGTTCTTCGATAGCATCGTACATATACTTAGGAGCGCCAAACTCCGAAGCCAGGTATTTAGATGCAAGCAAGGTTTCATCCCGTAAGTGCTTAAATACCTCTAGGTTTAACTGAGCGGCTTCACGGCTCTCAAAGGGAAGCATCTTGGATTGAAGCAAGTGGTGCCACCCAAGGACTCCTAAGCCTAACGCTCGGTGTCGTTTAGCGAACCTCAAGACTCTATCAAGGAAGAAGTGTGGTTTAGTTCGTTTATCTTCCTTTAGCTTCTCAATGAATTCTTCCACCACTGTATCTAGGAAGACCGTCAAGACCCCAACAGCATCAGTTTTTTTCCATTCGTCATACTTGGCAAGGTTCATAGAAGATAGAACACATACGAAGGTCTCTCTTTCGTTAGACGGAAGCATAATCTCTGAGCACATATTGGATGCCTTAATTTCCATCCCCAAGTCCTTATAGACATCAGGACGGCCTTCTTGAGCGTTATCCTCAAAGACAATGTAAGGGTATCCTAGCTCACTCCGTTGCTTATGAATCTTAGCGAGACGCTTACGGGCTGTCTTATCTCCGGCCTCGGCTTTCTTCAAGAATTCACCATCCAGCACAACACCTGTGGTCATATCTTGGATAGGATGTCCTTCATCCCCAATAGTAAGGAACTCATCAATGTCAGGATGGTTCACATGAAGATAAGGAGTAAAGAACCCTCGTCTGGCTGAGCCTTGAGAGATTACTGATGTCATCTCCTCGAACAGTTGCATGAAGTGGACAGCGCCGGATGATGTACCATTATTACGGATAGGACTTCCTCTACCTCGTAACTGAGAGAATGAGCCAGAGGTTCCTCCTCCATTCTTCATCAGCATGATTGTCTCAGCTACAGTATAGGCAATAGATTCCATGCTATCCCCAGCTACAGAACCAAAGCAAGACACAGGGTAGCCTCTATCTGTTCCGTAGTTAGTCCAGATAGGAGTAGCCAGAGAATAGAAGCCTTTAGCCATATTCTCATAGAACTTATTACTGAACTCCATAGCGACCTTCGGTTTCATCCCCATCTTAACCAGACGGTGCTCAAAGCTTGAGGCGATTTGCCCTACACGGTCTTCAACTGTCTGGCCTTCCAGAAGGTATCCTCGCTCCATGAACTTTCTTGTGTTATCGTTAGCCCAATCAAAACCACTCACTCAGTAACACCTCCTGTTTCTTGAGTATCCTTTAGGTAGCCTGAAATAATCACCTCAGCAAAAGTGATTACTTGGTTTAGCCCTGCTTCATCTACTTGGTCACTGTTCCGTAGTTCATCCATAGAGGAATAAGGGAAAGGTTCTTCAAAGAAGTCGTGCATGTGTTTCAGGATGTTATACTTCTGGTTATCGTTTAATTTAATGCTCAAAATAGCTCCTCTTCTGTATAGGTTCGGTTATGCTTGGAGTAGTCAGTAGAAGACTTAGCGAAAAAGTCAATGTTGGTAGGAAGTACCCGCTCTTGGTCAAACCAATCGTAGTTACCGAGTAGTTCCATGTGAGGATAGATAGGGAAGTCAATGCCTACCTCAGCCAAGGAAGAACGCATACGCTTCCAAATGAAAGCCTTCACATCAGCTATCTTTAAGAACGGGAGGTCTTTACCATCAAACATCCATTCAATAATAGCTTCCTCAGCTTTCAAAGCTTCCACCGCTTCCGATTTGACCTTCTCGATTAGTTCCTCGGTGAATACCTCTGGGTACTCTTTTTGAATAATCTTGATAAGCTCTACTCCAAACTGGAAGTGAATGTCTTCTTCCTTAGAGGTCGCTTGGATAGCATTAGCCAGACCCTTGAGTTGGCTTTTCTCCTTATCAAAAGAAAGCATGATTAGGAATTGAGAGAACAAGGAAACGTTCTCAACGAAGACACTAAAGAGAAGAAGCTTAAGCACGAACTCTTCCTTACTCTCCGTGTTTCCTAAGTTCTTGCTTAGGTAGTCCCTTCGGTTCTTCAAGACCTCGATACCATCAATCTCCTTGAACATCTCATTGAGGCCTAGGAGTTCCAATAGGTTTACGTAAGCATCGGCGTGACGAACCTCAGACTCACTAAAGGTAGCACCTACCGCCTGAATCTCAGGTTTCTTTAAGGTGTTCCCAATGTTCCCCCAGAAGGTTTTAACAGCAACCTCGATTTGACCAATTGCAAGCATGGCTCTAGTGGATACTGTTTGCTCATGAGCTGATAGATGTACTTTGAAGTCCTGAATATCTGATGTATAGCTGAAATGTCTATGAGTCCAGTAAGAGTTTTGGATAGCTTCAACGAACTCATAAAGGTGTGGGTACTCGAATGGCTTGAAGGCCTTACGCTCACGAAATACGTCAGGCTGATGGTCTTTCCGGTAGGAGATATAGGAACGTGCTACATCAAAAGCTCCTAGAGTCATTAGGCCATTCTCTACTAAGGTATGAATAGCAGTAACAGAAGTCTTGACAACATCATGGTCTATTAAGATAGCCTTAACGTAATCAACCACTCTATGCGCTAGGATGTTATGAGCAACACCTTCCTCAACCTGTTGTGCCGCCGCTTGTACAGCCTTAATGATTTTCACGGCATTGAAGTCTTCAAGAGACCCATCTTTCTTAATTACTTGAATCAATGTACTGAGACCTCCGGTTCTTCTTTTAGTTTCTCAACTAGCCGTTCAATTAGTGTTACGGCATCATCAATACTCGGTGCTTTTTTTAGAACCTTCAAGACCTCCTCAAGTACATACAGCTCATGCTTAGGTAGAGCAATATCTAATGTGCGGTCTATTAATGCTTCAATAGCTGTCATTCTTCCTCCTTGACGAAGATTCCATTAATCATTTGACCCTTCCGGTCTTTGATTTGGTTGTACGCCAAGTCAAGACACTCAGTAAGATTCGTGTCGTAAAACTCGGTGATATTCACCAGCGTAACCATAATGTCCCCAACAGCATCCATTACCTTCTCTCGGTCATCTTCTGCTACGGCCATTAGTAACTCACCAGTTTCCTCTTGGGTCTTCTTTGCTTGAAGTGTTTCATCACTCCCTGAAAAGATTCCTCTTTCTATAGACCATTGATAAACAAGGTCTTCCAGTTCCTCGAAAGTTAACAACTCTTCGGCTTCCATAACTTCACCTTTTTAGTTTTAAAATCGTAGTCTCCGTGTCTTAAGATTCTCGCCATACGTGCGTTAGCTAAGGCAACTTCTTCTGACAGGCCTTTATGCTCAAATAGCCCCACAACGGCATCCCATGTGCTACTAATTGGTTCCTTCTTATAGCGAGTTTCTGTTTGGCCCTTACGCTTCCCTGATTTGAATGTATGTTGGTACGGAACAAGCTTATATGGCTCCTTCAAGAAGGTAAGGGCTGTCTGTACTCCAAAATCAGGACAACCAGAGTAACCATCGGTAGGGTCTCCTCCAATTGTTTGAGCCATCCAGAATTCATCAGCTTCTTCCTGAGAAATTTTCTTAGGCTTCTTATCCTTGGCCGGATTCAGTACGTAAGATGGGATTGTCTTTAAGTCCTTATCCTCGGATACGATTACCTTGAACTTATACTCAGGTTTAAACTGTGGGTCAGTAGCGTGAATTCCCATCAGGTCATCAGCCTCTAATCCTTCCTCAAGTACAGAAGGGTAGGTGTCCATAATGTAGCCCTTAAGTTCACCTAAACCGATTGGCCGTAAAGTCCACTCACGGTTTTTCTTGTACTCTTGGGAAATATCATCTCGAAAGTTGTTACTTCCTGTTAAACACATAAGGATGTCAGCTTTAGGGTCTGATAGGTCTTTAGCTTTTTGGATGTATCTCTCGATATGCTCAATAGCCTTACCTTTCTGCATAAACCCAAATACATTGTGGTCATCCTGAGACCAAGACCCTGATACCTGTGCAATAGTCGCCGCTTGGTAAGCCACGATGTCTGCATCAATCAGGAGTAATGTTCTCTTCTTGCTCACAGTTTAGCTCCCTTATAGAAGTCCTCTTCTTTGACACATGAGTGAATAGGGTAGGACGACTTAGCGTTCCATGAAGGACGGCCTCTTGAGTAAACACAAGGTCTACCGTCAGGAGATACCCCAGCAAAGAATGCTTTACGCACCTCGGAATCCTCTGATTGTTTTACCAATACCTTGTCGTCTTTCTTATAACCGTCGTAACGAGTAATCTCTACAAGACTATCTGTATCAGCTCGATAACAGACACACTCTTCAAAGTGGTCTGCTTGGTGGTACTTTCTATGAACCAAAGCTACCACTGGGTAACGTGAATAACGGTCTACACATAAGATACGTACAGGGTCGCCACCTCTAGTTCGATATTTTTTATCCATTGAGATTTTCATTTAGTTTCCTTTTATTTTGGTTTTAACGAATTCATCACGAAAGGCTCCACCAACGAATAAGGCAATAGCACCCAGTAAACATGCTGTCACGCTAGCTGGAATAAACATCCATCCCTCACCTAAGCTCAAGAAATAGGCTGACACCCAGATAACGCCTAGGAACCCAGAGGTTAGGATGAATGTTGATAGAAACAGGAGTAGACTAAGGTTCATCCTCATGTTCCTCCTTTGGTCTGTGCTCAGGGAAGTCCTCAAGGAATTGCTTATATTTGAGCCTCATGTAATCCTTGAATTTCCATCCGTTTGTAACAATGGTTTCTACCTTTTCCTGTTTGAATTCCTCCACTACAAACCTTCCGTAAATAGCCCTAAACTCACTTAGAGTCATCTTCTGTTACCGATAGACGATAGGCCATAATATCTCCTATTTCTGGTTCTTCTTCGTCGTATCCCCAATACTGGGCATGAACATCAGTACAGCTCCCTGCTCGGACGTTCTCGAACACCTCACCATCTCTATGTCGGACATCAACCAAGGTGCCTTCCTCTACTGGCATACCCTCGGTTCCATTCAGTTCAATCCAATCGTTTTTATTACTCATTACTTTATCCTTTGGTTTACTTTAATGTGTTTCCTTCCAGTTAACGCCAATCTTGTATTCAGCATCTAATGGACACTTCCATTCATAGATTCGCTCAACTTCTCGGATACACTCTCTAGCCGTCTCCCCGACAACCTTAGCTATTTCTTCATTCCGGCAAGCTATCTGGTATTCATCATGAATCCATGCACAGAAAGCATAGTCACCATCCCATCCATGCTTATAGCCTTTCTCCTGTAACCGTTGGTCAATCAAGACTCCCCAGTGTTTACAGATAAGGCCACCAGCAGATTGGAGTAAGGTGTTCAGAGCGCTATGAGCAGAACGTACATGAAGCTTACGTCCATCAATACCTCTCAAATACCCATCATTCTTTACTTGAGCTTTAATGGAATTCTGTAGGTATTTCAAAGCAGGAACACCTTTAAGGAACTTGGCCTTAAGACGTTTACCATCCTTTGCTGTTCCACCTACAATCAATCCAATCTTGGCATCACCAGCCCCATACAAGAAAGCGTAGATGAAGGTCTTAGCGTTATCCCTACTAGGGAGTCCCGCCGCTTTCTGATTTTCTGTATGAATATCACCGTTAAGGATGATGTACCCATACTTCCCTCCGTCCCACTCAGCCATATAGTGAGCAAGACACCTAAGCTCAAGACCAGAGGCATCAGTCCCTAAGAGAACCCATCCGGAAGGCACTGTGAACATTTCTCTACACTCAGCTCCATAGATAGCACCTACAGCGGGGACTTGTGCTACGTTAGGACTACTATGTGTTGCTCGGCCAGTTACAGCCCCGTTGGTGTTGACGCTACCGTGAATCCTTCCGTCATTCATAACGCTTTTAATCCATGCGGCTTCACCCTCAGCTATTTGCCCCAAACGTTTGACAAGAAGAAGATACCTTTTGATGTCCTCAGCTTCCTTATAAGAGATTTCATTCAGTACAGGTTCATCTAATTTAGGTTGTCCTTTATCAGTGAACACAGTAGGCTTCCAGCCCATCTCCTGTAGGACTTTAGCTACGTGTTGACGAGAGCCGGGATTGAATTCAACCAGCTTAACCTTCGTGTAAGTCACTCCCTCTATTTGGGAGGTTTTAGTCGGTATCTTAGATTTGGTTGTTCTCTTGAAAGTATGCTTACCGTTTGATACATACCAAGTCCCGAACTGCTTCTTAAGGCGTTGCTCAATCTCCACCTTCTCAAGCATCAGTTGAGCTTGAAGTTTCTCCGCTTTCTCTATGTCAAACTCAAAGCCATTCACTTCTTGTTTGGCTATAAGTTCAGCACACTCATGCTCTAGCTTGATAGCTTTAGAAGAGTAGGGAATACCCTTAAGCATCTTGTAGAAGGCTACTGTAACTACAACGTCTTGTACGCAGTAATCCAGCATCTCCTCGTTGAATGTCCCCCAGATTTCCTCGTCGGTGTATCCTTTCTCCTTACGGCTCTTAGAGTAATCACCTTTGTGTAGGCCTAAGCGATACCCCCATGCTTCCAAGGAGTGAGACCCGTAGAGTCTTCTAGGAAGAGGGTAGTTCTCCCGCTGTCTGGCCTTCTTGAAGTCAATATCCAAAAGGTTAGGGAAGAAGAGTCTTGAAACTACTAAGGTGTCAATGTTATCAGGGAACTTAGGGTCAAACCCATAGCGACCAAGGACTAGGTTATCGAACTTGATACCATTATGAGCAATCGTCTTGTTCCCTTTGAGGAAGGAGACCCCATCATCAATTTCATGTGGTCTGAACTTAAAGACCTCCTCAGTATCCACGTCGATAGCTACAATACAGTGAACCTTATCGACTTCATGAGTAAGTCTTCCATCAGAAGGAATCGCGGTTGTCTCGATGTCGAACGCTAGGGTTCTCACTCGAAGTCCTTAAACCGAATGTGTTTAGTTCTATCAATAGTCATTCCGGCATAGCCATAAGCTTCTCCGAAACCTTCTTCATTTAGTACCTCAATAAGTACATCGTGAATTTCAGACGTGTGTTTCCGTAATGATAGGTATCCATCACCGAGAACATTTCCTGTAACTAAAGATAGTGTTATAGCTTCTTCTACAGTAAGCTCAAGGGTTAACTTACCTCTCCCTCCGGCAAAGGAATCAACTGTAGGTTGTATTTTGTCTGGATTGTAAGTAGCCTTAGCCATATTTTCTCCTTTGTGAAACTAAATCCCGTTAGGGCAATATTCGTTATAGATAGAGCTGTCAGGGTCTAAGAGAGGCCTAAGCTGGTTGATAAGCTTCTCCTCACGTTTCCCTCTGATAAACTCTGGGTGATAGTCTGAGAACCTGTAAGTCCAATCATGCCACTTCAAGAGGTTCCGATAGTCAGCCACGGTATAGTCCTTAAGGTTCTTCTCTGTCATCCGCTTCCTCAATATAATTAGCGTTCACCTTTATACTCCGTTGTCAACTCGATGTTATTTCTCGCCAGCGTATCCAATACTTCATCCAAGGTTGAGTTTAGGAAGGCTTTAGTGCTTATTCCTCCTCCCGCATCAATGACCGAGCATTGGATGTCTTGTACCATCTTGAGTTTTTTATCCAGTATTGAAATCAATAGCTCTTTTTTCATGGTTTTCTCCTGTTTAATACCAGTGCTTATCCATCCCGTCTTCTTCACTAACTGAGTCAAAAGTACCATCAGTCTCAAACTGTCTACCAGTAGTAGGGTCGTACCCAATACCCAAAGTGAATCCTGTTGATTGGCCTGTGAGCCTATCCTTAAGCACCCGAAAGATTGCTGTACTTGAGTCTTCATCATCAGCCTGTTGATTACGCTCTATGCCGAACATAAAATGCGCCCAGAATCCGATAGCTCGACTGCCTTTGAAGTGACGGATTTTTACCCTAGCACCTTCCTCATGGCTCCCATGTTCAGGGGTTGCTAAGTGGGATACTACAAGCATATAAATGTTGTATTTCTTACAGACCGATGCCATATCAGCAGTAATACGCTCAAGCTCTTTCTTTTCGTCCTTTGACTCTGAACCTGTAGCCAACGCTGTTAGGTGGTCTATGTAGAAGACTCGTACCCCCTGAGCAACTAGGTAGATGATTTTTGCTTTAATGGAATCCCAATCGTTTACTCCCCAAGAATCGTACAGGTAGAGGTTCTTAAAATTAGGAGACTTAAACTCTTCTCTTAGTTCCTCTCTGTATGATTCTTCAAGACTTGGTACATGGTAGAATTTACCTTTGTGCTTACCAGCAATCCGTTTAGCTGTCTCAGCTACTCCTTGTTCCAGAAGGAAAACACCTACAGGGATATTCAACTCGTAAATGTCATACTCAATCTGTTGAACAAGAAAGTCCGTCTTACCGATACCTGTTCCGGCTCCGATGAAATGAAGAGTCCCATAGTTCCTTCCATAGGTCTTATCCGTTAATGTTGGTAAGAACCAAGGAAGCCCCATAGTAGGGGGCGTTAGAGCATCCTCCATGATGTCTTCAATAGTGACGATTCCATCAGGCTTGTACTCTTCAGCGTTAAAGATAGCATCTAGGATTGCTTTAGGGTTTCCGTCCATCAAGCCGTCATTTGCGTCCTTATAACCGTTGGGTAGTTTGCCTATCTTCACTTTATTAGGTGGTAGGATGGAAGCTACTTGTTGTGTGGCCTTTTTACCTTCTTCGTCGTTGTCAAATAGAAGTACAATCTCTTGGAAGTTGTTCAACCAATCAAGACAGCTTGCAATTACCTTCATTGCTCCCTTGGCTCCTGTAGGTACTGACACCACAGGGTACTTATTGCCCCCAATCTGAGAGACAGATAATGTATCAAGTTCACCCTCAGTAATAACAACTCGTCTACCTCCTCGGAACTTGTGCATCCCAAAGAGAGCTTTCTGAGGCTTACCTAGAGTCCTGAACTCTTTATCCTTAAAGCGAATCTTCTGTCCAACAAGTTTTCCATCTTCATCACGGATGTTAGCCACTTGGACAGGCTCAAGTTCCCCACCTTTCTCTTTAGCGAACTCAGACCAGAAGTAGTCGTAATGTTCACAGGTAGCTAGGTTTATTCCTCTACTGGATAACGGCCTGAAATCACCTGTGAGGGGAGTAAATGATGTGGCTGAGGGTTTGCTATGGGTACGGTATTCTTCGTCCTCTATGCTCCCTCTATGGCCGCAAGAGAAGCAGTAGGTATGTCCATCATCGTAAACAGCATTAGCGTCGGATGAATCACAGGATGAACAAAAAGTCTTATACAGATAATTTGACTCTTCACTCATTCTCTTGTCGTTCCTCTTCGTTCAATCGGTAGGTGGCGAATCCCTTGGTTTTCGATGGGAATGTCTCGATGTCATGTCCTTCCTTCTTTAGGTCAAACACCACAGCGGCAAGTCGAGTAATCCCTAGACGAGTGATAGCTACCCCAGAGGTAATCTTTCCGTATTTCTTTAGGTGGTTTAGAACCTTATCTTTTTGGGTCATATCAGCCTCCGAATAATACCGCTAGGTCTTCTTTCCCTTTAAACCGGAAGTTCTTACTTTCTGCTTTCTCAAAATCCAAAGTAGAAGCAGTAGGAGCGTATAAGGTGACTCCCATGTGTGTCATGACCGGAACCATCGTAGAGGCTCTTCCCTTACGGTAAGCTGTGAAACTCATTTTGTTACTCATTTACGATATTTCTCCTTTGTGAAACTATATTCCCCGAAAAGACCAATCTCTGATAGAAACGTAGCTACATCAAAGCATGGACAACTCTTTTTGACTTTAGGCAGGTCTCGGTGTCCTACTATGAATGTGATAGGGTAGTGGTCGTATAGACTTAGAACGAGCTTACGCAGGGCTTCCATTTGTTTGATTGTGAAGTTATTCTCAGGTTTATTATCTTCACTGAGACCTCCTACAAGACAGATGCCTAGAGTACCTTTATTAAACCCTCTAGCATGAGCGCCATCTTGGTCAATCATTCGGCCATTCTCAATTGTGCCGTCTCTACGGATAACGAAGTGGTATCCAATCTCTAGCCATCCTCGTTGTCTATGCCAGTTATCAATCTCGTCAACCCCAATATCCATGTGCGGCTTAGTGGCACTACAATGAATTACTAGTCCCTTAATTTTTCTCATATTTCTCAACCTTAAACAGAATCTTCTCCTCTCCTTTCTTCACGTTTTCCTTAATAACAGTTAACTTGAAGATAAACCTATCATTGAAGCCATACCTCTTCTGTAGGACATCAATGAAGGGTTTTAAGGCGTTATCAATGTCAGCTAACTTAGATGAATACCTAACGACCATCTTTAAGTGAAGGCAACCGTCAGGTATCTCTAAGTCAGGTAAGGTGTTGAGTAGGGAGGCCTCATAGTTCCTGTAGTCCCTAGTCTTCACCTTACGTCCTTGGAAGGCCTTATTAGCTGACAAAGGTTTAATACCAGTGTCTACCCAACTCATTACCAAGGCTCATCTTCATCATCAGGAGCATCATCTTCTGGCTCAGGTGGTTCTTCTTTAGCATCCATCTCCTTGTCGTAATCATCAGAGACTTCCTTACCTACATAGCCACCACCTTCGTAAGCGTCAAAACCGCCTCCACCGAATTCCACAAGGTCTACTACTTGTACGGCCAGTGGTTGTAGGGTGATTCCAGCGCCAACTGTAGGATTGAACCAAGGATAAAGTTCTACCTTGACCCGAATCTTTGACCCAGCACCTACTTTAGGCGGCTCGATTTGCTGACCTCGGGTGTCATAAAAGGCTGGCTGACGGTTCCAAGTGTCACCGTTTTGGAGCTTCTTCATTGCCTTAACTTTAATCTTGAAGGTTACAGTTCCTTCCTCTTCGTTAACCTCATAAGGTTTGTCTGCTACCTTAGTCTTCTTGCCCTTACGTTCAGCTTTTACTTTAGTCAAATTAGCCTCGAAAGCTTCATCCACCTTATCCATGAACTCCTGTCCTTCTTCAATAGGAACAGTCAAGTCAGTCTTGTAGACACCATCAGTATCGAACTGAGTGTCTGGCTTGAATAGGTATGGATAAACCGCTGTTCCTAGCGGGGTGTATTCTCGTTGGTATTTAGCCAATGTTTTCTCCTTTGGTTATTTAGGCTGTTTTAGGGTTAGCCAAGGCACAGCCGGAAGGCCTGAATCAGAAATGCGTTTCTTTATTCAATAGGTGGTGTTTTTAATGGAATACTATGTGCAACCATTAAGCGAAGGCATAGTCAGCATCCATGATTTGCTCTAGGTTATAGTCCCCATATTCAATTGGGGGGAGGTCATCAGGAACGATGTTATGTACCTTTAAGGCTTCCAATACATTGAAACACTCGTAAAGCTCCACCATCTCGTGCCGAACAATTACGAACACATCAGGGGCAAACTTAGCGTGTGTCCCGAAGGAATCATGAACAAGCGCCCAAGAGTTAATCCCGTTTGTTTTTCCTGTGTTCACGGTCTGAACTAAATGTGAGGCGTCCATGCTGTGAACGAAGTTAGGAGAAGCCCCATTAGCGGATGCCTTCGGGTCTACTTTTGATAGGTTCTCTTGGACAATAAGCCTCCGGCGTTCCCCTAATGTAATGACCTGAACATCAGCTCTTTTGGTCTTCCGATAGTCCTGTACTACAACGAATCCGGTAGGAGTTACCCACTTGACAGGCATATCGTTTTTAGCTGTTTCTCTAGCAATTCCTTGAATGTAAGTCATAGCCTCAACTGGTTTACTTACAGTGTCTTTGATTGCTAAGTTCAGGAAGTGTGCTAATACCTTAGAAGCGTAGAAAGCCTTGTTAGTGCCTAGGACATCCTCAACATCGGTCATAAGTGAGTCTGCTCGTCGTTTAGCGTGTTCTACTTCATGTTCTCCTACATGGAAAAAATGTACAGCAACGCTAAGAGGTATCCTTGACAGAGTATCCTCCATTACCTGTTCCCCATATCCATACTCACCAGAGCCATAAGCAAAGGTCATAACAGACCTCTTACATAGTTTTCTTGTAATTCCATATTTTAGCCACCCCCAAGTCTCTGTGAATTGATAAAACTCCTTTCTGAAATCCTTATCTTCTAGTTCTTTTTCTAGGTTATCCTTTGTGCAACCAATAAGGTTTAAATAGAAGTCTACTACCTCGTCTCTTGTTCTTAGAGATAATGCTTCCTCACCAATCCTTTCAACCATAAGTTCCTTAACCTTATCAGCTACAGATTGGTAAATATCATCAGGCTTTTCATTAGGGACTAGGTTAACTTGGCCGCAAGTACCAGCATCTCTAGTCATGGCCCCGAAGTGTTGAATACCTGAACATGAGCCATCAAGAGCTACTGGAACAGAGGATTTATAGCCCCAACCGTGGACATGAAACCCTACAAAATCCCTGATTGCCTGTAAGAATTGGAGAGGTTTATCAGCCTCCATCCATCCAAGGTTATTCATCGGGTCTGCAAGGTAATCCCAGAACACACTAAGGTTTTCCTCAGCCCATTGGACACGACCCTCGAAGGAAGCCTTATCGAACCCTGCTACGTTAGCTACATGGACAGCTAAAGCCCAGTATTCTTCAATTTCTTCGATAGGTTCTCCCTCAGCAAACCTAAAGAGGGCTTTTGTCCAATCAGCCCCTTGTGGGTTCAAGGTAGGGATAGCGTACAGCCTTCCTCTGAAATCAACTTGGTAAGGAACATATACCTTATCGTATGGTAAGAACCTCTTGGCTGTCCCCATTAGCTGTCTAAAGAAGGCTTCCTCTGAGATAGAATTTAGGTCTACTCCTACCTTATCAAGCATTCCAGCTTCTTCTAGGTTATTGATTAGGTCATAAATCCATGAGTCTAACTTCCATGCCGTCTCTTGGGCTGTATTCACTGCATTAACTACAGGTTGCATAGAGTCCCAGCGCGTATCCATTTCTTCAAGGATTTTTCTTGGAACCTTAGCAAAATGACAGTTCTTGATGGTATCCGTAAGGTATGCCCCTCGGTAGACTGATTCCCACCGTTTAGGAGGACATACCATTAGTGGGTAGATAGGGGAGGAGATACCTGATAACGTGGAGGTCTCTTTAATAAAAGTAACAGTGGCTTTAGTTGGGATAAGTTTCTTTATAGTTTTCCCTTTCTTGATTACTGTCGTTTCCTCTACCAAGTCCGTATTGTTCATTAAGATAGTGATTAAGGTTAACCCTATGGCCGCATACTTCTTGTTAGGTAAGTCTTCGTACTGGTCTAGTGTCTCCTTAGCGTAAGCCTCTACTAGAAAGGTTGCGTTCCTAGCCTTACCTCTATTAGCTAGTGTTGTTGTTGCTTTAGCTAATTTCTTATAGGCTTCTTCGTCATGTTCCCTTATTTCGTCACTAATAGACTCCAAATGAATAGCCTTACCTAATGAGATAGCAGTCGCATTTAGGTTCTTCTCATTGACTAAGCCGTTTAGTACCAGCTTAAGGGTTAAGTAAGCTGTCATCTCAACACCTAGTCTTTGAATAGGCTTGATTGCTAGAGGTTTCCGTCTTACTTTCTTTGACTCGTCCAAGGCATTCTGCAAGGCTGTCATTACCTGTAACATATACTTATCAATCAATCGCTGTCCAGCCAACGACTCAGCTTCACGTTTAGCTTTAACTGAACCTGATAGTTTATCGAAGGCGCGTTCAACACCAAGCATTGTTCCTTCTGCTTCGATTTCACGTTGATTCTTGATTAATTCAAGGACGGATAGGCTCATGGATTCTCCTTTGAGTTTAGTTTGGTTATTCAATAGGTGGTGTTTTTAAATCTACAGACGGTCAGCGGTAGGACATCAGGACACGTTAGCCCTCACGAGACCGTTGTATAATTACGGAAGATATACTATGTGATACTAAAGATAAGTCAACTAGAAACTACAGAAAAAACCGCTTGACACAAGGGCTGGCGGTCTTCATAATACGCTCCATTGTTACTGACAGAGTGGTGACTAGCGGATAGAAGGAAAAGCGTAGCGTTCCTGATGCGTAGCATTGCAAATCCGTGGACCTCGGTTCGACTCCGGGTTCCGCCTCCATTTATCGGTTCTTCGTAACACCTCTTATTTTTCTATGCCCGCCCAGGTGGCGAAATTGGTAGACGCAAGGGACTTAAAATCCCTCGGTGGCAACACCGTGCCGGTTCGATTCCGGCCCTGGGCACCATTTCTATTTTTTGTCTCTTTTTCAAAAGCATTCAAAACCTTTCAAAGTATTGCCTATAGCGGCTTTTAAGTTGTTTCATTAGTTTGGTGATTTTCTTTATATTTGCCAATCTTTACCGTTTTGTTTTACTGTTTGCACAAAAATTGCACAAAACGGAGTATAGAATGGCCAGTTTTTCCAAAACGAAATGTTCAAAATTTTGGTTTATTTCTGCTTTGTAAATTTTCTGAAACCAGTAAATAAATTCAAAGCGAAAAAGGGTGGGCGTTTTGGTTTGTTTGAAAGTCTTGGTTCCTGTAAAATCTAAGCAATTGTGCGAAATGCAAACGCTTATGGCTTTAAATGAACAAAAAACAGCTTAGTGAAACCGATATCATCACCAAATTTATTCTTCCAGCAGTAACCAAAAAAGGCTGGAATTCAATGACACAAATTCGTCAAGAGGTCAAACTTCGAGACGGTAAAGTCATCGTTCGTGGTCAGGTTGCGGCTCGTAAAAAGGTAAAGTCGGCTGACATTGTTCTTTATCATAAACCGAACCTTCCTTTAGCGGTGATTGAAGCCAAAGCCAATAAGCACGAGATTGGTAAGGGTATGCAACAAGCCTTAGATTACGCAGGCCTGCTAGAAACACCTTTTGTGTTTGCTTCTAATGGTGACGGTTTTATTTTTCACGACAAAACGGCAAACTCCGGCCCAATCGAAACCGAAATTTCACTCGATCAATTTCCGACTCCCGAAGAGCTTTGGCATAAGTACTGTCTCTGGAAAGGGTATTCAGAAAGTCAACTGCCAATGATTACTCAACCGTACCATGATGACGGTTCCGGCAAGTCGCCTCGATATTACCAACTGCAAGCCATTAACAAAACTATTGAAGCTATCTCGGCAGGGCAAGACCGAATTCTTTTGGTGATGGCGACCGGAACAGGCAAAACCTACACGGCATTCCAAATCATCTGGCGTTTATGGAAATCAAAAACTAAGAAACGAATATTGTTTTTAGCTGACCGCAACGTCTTAGTTGACCAAACTCGTATCAATGACTTTCAGCCATTCGATACCGCCATGACTAAGGTTGAAAAGCGCACCGTTGATCCTGCTTATGAAATCCATCTAGCTCTCTATCAAGCCTTAACGGGTCCCGAAGAACAGCAAAAAGCCTACAAACAAGTTGACCGTGATTTCTTTGATTTGATTGTGATTGATGAGTGTCACCGTGGCAGTGCCGCAGAAGATTCGGCTTGGCGTGAGATTTTGGAATACTTCGATTCTGCCACCCAAATTGGCTTAACGGCCACGCCAAAAGAAACCGAAGAAGTTTCCAATATTGATTACTTTGGTGAGCCGGTTTATACCTATTCGCTTAAACAAGGGATCGAAGATGGCTTCCTAGCACCTTACAAAGTCGTGCGTGTTGATTTAGACATTGATGCTTTGGGTTGGCGTCCGACTAAAGGGCAAACCGATAAGCACGGTGAAGTTATCCAAGACCGTGTTTACAATGCCAAAGATTTTGATCGTACATTGGTTATAGATGAAAGAACACAACTGGTTGCAGAAACCATTACCGCTTACCTAAAACGTACCGATCCAATGGCTAAAACCATTGTCTTCTGTAATGACATTGACCACGCAGAGCGAATGCGCCGTGCGTTGGTTAACTTAAACCCAGACCAGGTTCAGAAAAACGAAAAATATGTAATGAAAATTACAGGCGATGATGAGATAGGTAAAGCTCAGTTGGATAACTTTATTAACCCGAAAAAAGCTTACCCTGTCATTGCCACTACCTCAGAGTTAATGACCACTGGGGTAGATGCTAAAACCTGTAAGTTGGTTGTGCTTGACCAATCCATTCAATCGATGACTAAGTTCAAACAGATTATTGGGCGTGGTACTCGTATTGATGACCGCTACGGCAAGCTATGGTTTACCATTCTCGATTTCAAAAAAGCGACTGAACTGTTTGCCGATGAACGTTTTGATGGTATTCCTGAAAAAGTGATGGTCACCAAACCCGAAGAAATCATTGATGAAGAAAATCCTGAGTTTGATGAGCAGCTAAACAATCCAGAGAATCACAATGAAGATGCGGATGGTGTGGAAGAACAGCAGGGCGAATATAACACTGGCGGAAATGAAGAAGGTGAATGGGCTGGGTCAGGAGATGACACAAGTGGCGAACGAGAGCCATTTATCAAATATCACGTCTCAGGGGTAACGGTTAAAAAGATCGCTGAGCGCGTTCAGTATTACGATGCAGATGGCAAATTGGTCACGGAATCTTTCAAAGATTACACCAAAAAGACCATTCACAAAGAATTCGCTTCAATGGATGAGTTTGTGAAAAAGTGGCAATCCACTGAGCGCAAACAGGCGATTATTGAAGAGCTGGAAGCTCAAGGTGTGATTTGGCAAGCATTGGAAGAAGATGTTAGTCGTGAGATGGACCCATTCGATTTAATCTGTCACGTCGCCTTTGACCAACCGCCGCTTACTCGTAAAGAACGTGCGGAAAACGTCAAAAAGCGCAACTACTTCACCAAATATTCCGAAGCTGCTCAGCAAGTGTTAAATGCCTTGTTGGATAAATATGCCGACACGGGCATTACCGAGATCGAATCTAAAGATGTTTTCAAAGTCACACCATTTTCAGAAATGGGCAGACCTTTGGAAATCGTTAAGAACGCTTTTGGCAGCAAACAAGCCTATGAACAAGCCATTACCGATTTAGAGCAAAAACTCTATAATAGCGACCAATCCGCTTAATTCTCATACCAATAATAAAAACAAATAAAGGTTCTTCATGTCCATCTCTACTGTAATCAAATCCATCCAAGACATTATGCGCAAAGACGCCGGGGTCGATGGTGATGCCCAGCGTTTAGGCCAGCTTTCTTGGATGCTGTTTCTTAAAATATTTGATGCACAAGAAGAAGAACTGGAATTTGAATTGGATAACTACCAAGCACCGATTCCAGAACAATACCTTTGGCGTAATTGGGCGGCCGATGCGGATGGTCTCACAGGGGATTCACTGTTGGATTTTATTAACAGTGACTTATTTCCAACGCTTAAAGACCTAACGGCTCCAATGAATACCAACCCTCGTGGGTTTGTGGTTAAAGAAGCCTTTAGCGATGCCTTTAACTACATGAAAAACGGTACGCTGCTGCGTCAAGTGATTAATAAACTCAATGAAATTGATTTTGGTAACTCACAAGAGCGCCACTTGTTCGGCGATATGTATGAACAAATCCTCAAAGACCTGCAAGCGGCAGGCAATGCAGGTGAGTTCTATACGCCAAGAGCAGTGACGGAATTTATGGTTAATCGCATCAACCCGCAATTAGGCGAAAAAGTCTTTGACCCGGCTTGCGGTACAGGTGGATTCCTCGCCTCATCCGTTGAGCATCTTAAAAAACAAATTAAAACCACCGAAGACCAAGCCAAGCTGCAAAGTCAAATTTGGGGTGTTGAAAAGAAGCAGTTACCGCATTTGCTTTGTACGACCAATATGCTGTTACACGGCATTGAAGTGCCAGTACAAATCCGTCACGATAATACTTTAAGCAAACCGCTTTCAGGTTGGGATTCTGATACCGACGTGATTATTACCAATCCACCCTTTGGCGGCACGGAAGAAGACGGTATTGAAAATAACTTTCCAGCTGAATTCCGTACCCGTGAAACCGCAGACCTGTTTATGCAATTGATTGTAGAAGTGTTAAAAGACGGTGGCCGTGCCGCAGTGGTCTTGCCAGACGGCACTTTGTTTGGCGAAGGCGTAAAAACCAAACTGAAAAAGATGTTGGTTGAAGAATGTAATCTGCACACAATTTTACGTCTACCAAATGGCGTGTTTAACCCCTATACAGGCATTAAAACCAATGTGCTGTTCTTTACCAAAGGGCAAAAGACCGAGAAGATTTGGTACTACGAGCACCCATACCCAGAAGGCGTGAAAAACTACTCCAAAACCAAACCGATGAAGTTTGAAGAATTCCAAACCGAAATCGACTGGTGGGGCAATGAAGCCGACGGTTTTGCCAGCCGTGTTGAAACAGAACAAGCGTGGTCAGTGTCGATTGACGAGATTATCGAGCGCAACTACAACCTTGACATTAAAAACCCCCATCAAGCCGAAGAAATTGTTCACGACCCACAAGAACTGCTTGCCAGCTATGCCGAGCAACAACAAAGCATTCAAGCCATTCGTGACCAACTCAAAACCATTCTAGGTAATGCGTTAGAGGGTAAAGCCCAATGA